GTTTACATGCTGTAGCTTCAATTCCTGCTGTACAACCTATATTAAATTTGCCTTGAGGTTGGAATTCATTTGGAATTGTAATTTGCATCCAAATTTCAGGTTGTTGTTTTATTTGATTTGGTTGAATAGAATGATTATATAAAAATTCCCATTCAGGGTGATCTTTACAAAATCCCCATGAGGTACTTCCCCATCTTTGAGGTAAAAGTTTTACATTATATTTATCTAATTCGATTATAGCTTTAACTAAATCTCTAGATCTAGCTCCATAACCTGAGTAAGTGTCAAAAGGACAACTAATTACAAAAACTGGTTTGCTCATTTAATATATAATTTTATGGGTTAAAAAGTTACCTTTATGTTTAGTGGCATTAACGATTTCATACTTTTCTCTAGGTTTCCAAGTATCGAATAAAGTATTAAAAGCTTCCATTACTCTATTTGCTTGATGTTGAGCTGTAAATCCAGCTTCATCAGACATAGCCCATTCTCTACCTTTAAGACCTGCTTTTTTTCTTGTTTTTCTATCTAAGTTATAAACTTCAAATAATCTTTCAGTTACATCTTCCCAAGCACATCTATCATCATAGATATAGGGGGTTGGGGGAGAACCTTGTATTGATCTTGAAGTCGGGTAAACTGGAAATGCCCATTCACCATGTTCTTTGTAAGTACCTCTGTGATTAGAAGGTACTTCTGAACTTGGTGTAAACCACTCTCCATTCTCGTCAATGAATCTCATTTGATCTTGCATTCCACCTGTTACATTAGATATAATAGGTGTCCCAGCTAATATTGCTTCTGTGATAGTTAACCCCCAACCTTCATTTGAAGTAATAAGAATTTGAACATCAGCTATATTATAAAGCCAATTTAATTGTTGTTGGGATAATTTATTATGTGAAAACTTAATAGCATTTGGATAACTTTCTCCAAATAAGTATTCAGCTACTTTATATAAGTCAGTTCCAGCATCTGTAACAGCTTCTGTGTGTAAAACTAATTTACATTTGCCTGCTTTTTCTTTGTCTAAACCATCTAAAAACACCCTAAAAGCCATCATTGTATCTGGGATTTGTTTACGTCTAATGTTTCTAGAATTAAAGAATGCTACAAATTCAGGAATATCATTATTAAAGAAATCTTTCTTGAATTTTTTTAATTCTTCATCCTCATCTGAAATTGGTTTATAAATGTCTGGGTTTAAACCATGAGGAACATACCTAAGTAATCTATCTTTAGCTTTATCTCCTAATACTATATCATTAATATTTACTGTTTGTTTTGATATACCCATTAATAAATCACATGCTTCATAATATGCTTTATTATACATTGGAGCAGGATAATCATCCCAAATATTTAAGTAAGCAATAGGGATTTTCTTTCTAATCTCAGCTTCCATATTAAATACCCAAGTAAAATATCTTGGATCAGTAATTAACATAATGGCATCAGGTTTCTCTAGATTTATTATATTTCTTAATAAAAATGGATCCCCATATCCATTAACTGGGTATAAAAAGGTACTAGCATCATCTATACCAGCAACTTCATTAGTACTTTTACTAATGTCAATTTTTTTCCCTAGATCTGGATGTTTAATAGCTCCAGCAATATTGACCCAATTAAAATGATGTGCTGTATGTATTACAATTTCTTTAGCAATAGTTGCTACTCCAGAATGTACTCTAATATCATCACAGATTAATAATATCTTTTTTCTTTGGTCTTTAGGTATGTGTTTAAAACTTTTATTCATTTAATAACAATTTATAAGTCAAGATTTGTTTGATTGGTAATTTGCTTACGAAATTCATCATCTGTAAGGTACAAATAAACTGCTCGATCGGCAAGCTTTTGGAATGAAAACTTTCGCTTTACACATTCAATCTTAAAATTCTCGAATAAATCGCTTTTGATTTTTACACTGGTAAGTGTCATTTCTTTTTTTGCGTTCATAATCTTTATTTTAATAACATTATTTATCTATAAATATATGGAGATATTAAAAAATTATCCCTTCTCCACACGTTTCTTTATCTTCTTTAAATGGACAGAACATACAATTCCACTTTGAAACAGATTTGGGATATTCAATATCTTTAATTTCTCCATTTGAATTAAAACATTCATTAATAAAATTATTTATAGCTTTTTTAGCTCGTCCTAATTTAATTTTCCCACTAGGTGGGCTGAATGTTTGTACTCTATATGCTTGGTGTGGTGACATAATGTTGTCATCATTCCAATCTAAAACTTTTCTTTTAACAATGAAAAATTCAATATCTACATTACTAATAGGAATACCATATTGCTCACTAAAAAACTGTTTATACAAAAGTAACTGATATTGTTTATCTTCATTTTTCTTATCTCTAGCATTCCAACCTTTAGTACTTGTCTTAATGTCTATTATCTTAAATGTTTGTGTATTTTCATTATATAATACAACATCAAGGAATCCTGTATATTTTATGTTGGTATACATTTTATTTGGTGAAATAACAATTGGGATTTCGCATCCAACTAAATGCCATCCTCTTCTTGAAAAATACCTAGCTCGCTTCTTTTTAAACCAATTTAAAATACCAACTCCATCTTCAAAAAATTCTCTCATTTCTTCAGCAGATGAAAAATGTTGGTTATTATTTTTTTTATATTGGTTTTGATATTCACCTATAAATTTCTCTTGAAATAATTCTTCTAAGTTAATTCTATCTGCGTTTGCAGCACTAGTATCAAACATTACATCTAAATAATGTTGTAATACTTCATGTATAGCAGTTCCAAATACAGTATGAATTGATGATGTAAATACCTTTATCTTGTCTTTATATTGCAGTTTCCAACGATGTGGACAACCGCGAAATATAGACATTTGCGAATAAGAGACATTTTTCTGATAAGCAAAATTTATCTCTTGGGGAGGATTACTTTTAATCTCCCTAACTATTCTAGGTATTTTTCTAGCCAAAACTTATTTTTTCCATTTATCACGTCCCACTAATAAACCAATTATTCCATAATTAGCTATATCAATAAACGTGTCTTCCATTCCTTCTCCTTTAACAAAGTTTTTACCATTAATTATTAGATTTTTTAATCTACTAATTTTATCAGTTAACCTAATACATAATCCAGTTAGTGAGAATGTTTTGTCTTCTGGATTGGTTAAATCACCTCCTAAAGCAATATTATTTAACCCATAATCTAAATGCTTACGAGCAAACATTTCATACATTTCTTTTTGAATTGTTTTAAACTCTTTAGATAATTCTGGGTATTCAGCTTCAAAATGGGCTACTACATCACTGTAGGCTTTAAAATCTTCAAAGTTGTCTATACCTCTTTTAGCGTTCATAATTTCTCTATCGCTCATAATTTTTTCATTTTGTAATTCGTGCCATTTAGATATTGTATCACCCATTAACTACATCTTTAGTTGTAAAATATTTTTTAAGTGTGGATAATCTATCATCAGCGTCTACTAACATAACGAGAGCTTCCTCAGCATTTTTATAAAAATCTTCAGTTGAGTGATCTCCAATTCCTACGGCTTTGTTGCCTAATAATTCTAATGATAATAAAGCTTTGTCTTTATCTGCTTGTGCAGATGATTTTAACATATTGTATAATTCTAGTGTCATTTTAATAATGGTTTTATTTCTTTTTTTTCTAGTCCTATTTGATTTAATATACGACTAACTTCTTGGTTCCCCAAAATATTAATATATTCTCTAGCTTCTTTAGAAGAACATTCAAAATAATTTTTAATATGTTCTACTAAATCTTTGTTTGGCTGTTTAGTTTTTGATTTAATATATTTATTCCATTTATTATTTTTAGGAATAAATTCCTTATAAATGTTATAAATCATTACTTTTTCTTGAGGTGGAAATTCTTGAACATAATTTACTACCTCAATTAAATTTTTATCCATAGATATAAACCTATGAATCATATAACTATTAAAAACATCCCAATCTTTATCTGTAAATTCTGATGAGGGTGTTTTATATTGATTTATATGTTTGAGCCAATCAAATATATTAGAGCAACTCATCTGCTAATTCTTCTCTTAATTCTTTAGGAACTGAATCGCTTAAAATTTTATTAGTTGTTGGGTCATAAAATACAGGTATTGGTAGTAATGCATCACTATCAGTACCAGTTACAAATCTTGAAACTCTTCTTAAGAGTATTCCTTGTTGAAAAATAGATCCTCCTTCACTATTTTTTACTTCATTAGTGTTTTTCAGATCAATCTGAGGTTGTTGAACTTGTTGTTCCATAGTTATTTATTATTTATTAAATTTGAAATTAAACTCATTGCATTGATTTCTTTATCAATACGAAAATTTGCTTTATATTGATGATCATTTATTAGAATGGCAACTGTACCTTCTTTACCTGGAAGGTATTCAGATACTCTTTCATATAATGATTTAAATAGTTCATCAAAGTCATCTACATTAGCATCAGCTACAATTTGTCGAATAGCTTTAAAATCAGCTTTATCTTTTAGTTCGGCAATAACTTTATCTATATAATTAGATGATACTAGTACTGATTTATCTAAGTTCAACATACTATCTTGAGTAGATAGTTGAATAGTATTAATACATTTTCTTAAATCAGGATAATATTGTGTTACAATAGCTCCTAATTCATTCATTTCGAATCCTATACCTTCTTGATCCATAATCCAAGCTAGATGTTTAGCAACATCTTTTTTAGTTGGGGGTACAATTTTAAGTACTTGGCACCTAGATTGTAAAGGATCAATAATACGTTCTACATAATTACAAGTTAAGATAAACCTAGTAGTTCGCGAAAACGTTTCAATGATATTACGGAGCGAAGCTTGCGCTTGAATAGTAAGAAAATCAGACTCATCCAAAATAACAATCTTAAGTGGCTTAAACGAAGCCACACTAGCAAAGCTTTGTACTTTATCTCTAATTGTTTCAATACCTCTTTCATCCGAAGCATTAATATAAATGCTGTCACAATCAAGATTTTGTACAATGAGTTTAGCAAGAGTTGTTTTTCCGGTTCCAGCAGGTCCATAAAATATTAGGTTTTGAATATCATTCTGTTCTAAATATTTAGATATAGACTTCTTAATATTCTCATTACCTACATAATTTTCTAATTTATTAGGTCTATATTTTTCTACTAATAAACTATTGGTCTGGGTCTGAGTATTCACCATATATAGAATATGTTTTAATTGGTTCAGGTTTAATTTCAACTTCTTCAGCTGATATAGCATATAATTTACTACTTAAAGGTTCTAATCTATAATGACCAGCAAACCCTGTTTTTCTCATATACGCTTCTAATGTATCAGTCAAACTAGTATGAATTTTACCATTAGGTTCATCTGCTAATTGCCATCTATCTCCTGGTGGAACACGATTAGCAATTAGCAC